TGTTTAAAGCTGAAGGTTTTGAGCAAGACATTGTGGCTATTTTAAAAGATGCTATAGATGATGCTGAGTATAAGATTAACAAATCAAGGAAGGCATCATGAGCAAATCAAAAAAAGAACTGGCACACGATCAATTTTTTTATGATCTATATTATGTAACAGAAAAAGCAAAAGATCTTGAAATGACTCATGTGGTTTATGTAGGGATAAAATTTTTTACCCAAGTGGCATTAGATTGTGCACCTAATAAAAAAGAAGCAAAAGAACTTATTAAAAATGCAATGAAAAGTGTTAAGAAGGAGGAACTATGATTACACACAATGATGTAGTACAAGAGATACGTGATCGTATCAAAAGAGATGTTGCACCAGGTTTACACAAAGCTTGGGTCAATAAAATATTAATGATCGTTGATGATGTAGAAACCATAGCAGACGAAATGATCTCACAAGGAGTACAAAACTATGAGTCTGTTGAGTAGCATAACCACAGGGATACAGATCCCTTCTATTAAGATTAATCTGTCGGGTACTGACGGCATAGGTAAGACTACCTTTGCAAGTCAAGCACCTAAGCCTATATTTATTAAGACAGAAGCTGGTACTAACTATATTGATACAGCATCCTTTCCTTTATGTGAAAGCTATGACGACATACTTCAACAGATCAAAACTTTGTATGAAGAAGAACACGACTACAAGACAGTGGTCTTCGACACAACAGACTGGGCTGAGAAATTAGTACAGCAAAAGGTATGTCAGATTCATGGACAAAAATCTATTGAGTCTATGGGATATGGAAAAGGTTTTACAGAATCTGCTGAGTTATTCGGCAGACTACTAAGAATGTTTGATGCCCTACAAAAGAAGAAGATGCATATCATCTTACTATCTCATGTAGGCATAAGAACTTTTAATGATCCAGAGCGTGAGCCCTACGATCGTTGGGAGATGGCTACTCATAAGAAAGTATCAGCAATGATACGTGAGTGGGTAGACTTCAACCTGTTTGCAAACTACGAGGTATCAACTCGTACTAGCGGACAGGGTTTTAAGGAAACAACCAGGGCTGTGTCATACGGCAAGCGTAAGTTGTTTCATAAATACACCGCAGCATTTGATGCCAAGAGTCGAGTTGATTTAGGGAACGCTCCCTTGGATCTTGATTGGACAGCATTCATGACTGCATTTAAAGAATCTTTAAAACATAACAAAGGAGAATAATATGTCTGATGATTTTAATTTAAACTTGACTGATGTCGAGGATACAGGTGGATCGTTTGATCTAATGCCAGTCGGTGACTACGAATTTGTAGCTACTACATGGGAGAACAAGACTAGTGCTAAGGGAGATGCCTATTTGAATATTACATTTGATGTGACAGGCCCTTCACATTCAGGTCGTAAAATATGGGAGACTTTTATGTTAGCAGGAGCTGGCTTAAATGTTTCTATAAGCAGACTTAGAGACTGGAGGAGAGCAATGGGTATGGAACCTGATGTTAATGCCTTTGGTATAGAACAGCTTGAAAGCATGTTGAACATTCCTTTTAAAGCCAACGTCAAAGTAGAAGTTGGTGGATCAAAGGGAGATGGAACGAAATGGGATGACAAGAATAAGATTGCTAAGTTTCTTGCAGTTGAGACAAGCAGTAAGTCAGCTCCTTCGCAAAGTCCTAAAGAAGAATCAAAGTCTGATGACGATGATTTTAATTGGGACAAATAATTTATTTACGAGAGAGAGTAAATAAATAACTCGAGTGAGTAGTCTTAATACCAAGGCTACTCCTCGCACCTAGGGTTATTGTATACCCTAATGTATTTTTGGAGAAATATATGACAATAGATAAAAGAGAAGCGAATGCCTTAATAGATTCAATGACATCCTTATTAGATTCTTTAGATCAAAACTTTGACAGTCTACCCACTGAGTTAGATACTAAAGTCAAAGAAGCTAAACTAACATTACTAAACGTGGATACTAAAGATGATAGAAGAAGAAAAGGTTATAGAATATTTAGATAAACAAACTTGCGACAAAGTTATAGACGATGTCCAAAGTTGTGTAGATGAATGGTCGTTAAGGGAACTTGATTCAAGATCAGCAATCGTTACGCTGACTAGGTTTGCTATTGATTTAGCATTTAAGTTCTCACATACAGAGGCAGAAGCCTTACAACTAATACTCAGCATGGTACATGATCACATGGATATACCTGGAGTTGAGTTAGAAGATAAAGAAGACAACAACAAAACAATACATTGAAACTTAGATACTACCAAAGGGATGCAATAGATTCCCTACACCACTGGTTTGCCACACGCCCAGCAGAGGATCATGCTTTGATCGCTTTGCCTACAGCAGCAGGCAAGACCATAATCTTTTCTCACTTCATTAAAGAAGTGTTAGCCAAAGATCCTAACGCTAGGTTTCTTGTCATGGCTCATAGAAAAGAATTAGTAGAACAAGCAGAGACTAAATTAAAAATGGTATGGCCCGATGCACCAGTAGGTGTGCTGGCCGCAGGCATGAAGAGATACGAGATTGATTCACAGATCCTTGTTGCCAGTCGTGATACCTTAGCATCACCTAAGAGATTAGATGCTGTCGGTAGCTTTGACTATATGATTATAGATGAAGCACACAACGTACCGCCAAGCTCTCATACCAGGTACAAGAAGATCATAACAACCCTATCAGACAGAAGGCCTATGAAAGTTATGGGCTGTACTGCTACACCATATCGTATGGGACAGGGTTATATATATGGAAATCGTAAAGATCATTTTTTTAAAGGTTTGTCTTACTCAGTATCAATACCTGATCTGATCCGTAGTGGATTCTTATGTAGACTATCTGCTTATGCAGTTAGCGAAGATGCGATCATTGATGCAGGATCTGTTGGCTTAAAGTTTAAGAACGGAGACTTCAAGGAGAGAGAGCTAGAGAAGATAGCTATGGTTGATACTACTATCATTGAAGTTGTTAACGACTGGATCGACAATGCCTACACCAAGGGTAGGACTGCTACAGTATTCTTTTGTGTGTCAGTGCTACATGCAGAGAAGATGACTCAGTGCTTGAAGACCTATGGGATTGAAGCTGAATGTGTTACAGGCGAGACACCAAAACAAAAGAGAGAAGATGTATTAGAGAAGTTTAACAATGGTTTGATCCATGCTATATGTAATGTCGGTGTACTGACTGAGGGTTGGGATGCACCCAGGGCTGACTGTATAGCATTGCTTAGACCAACACAGAGCGTTGGCTTATTTGTTCAGATGTGCGGAAGGGGGATGAGACTGCATGAGGAGAAAGACAACTGCCTACTACTGGACTACGGAGAAAATTTAGCTAGGCATGGTTGTCTTGATGAAGTACAACCTGATCAGTCAGCTCCAGCTAGGTATCATCCAAAGATTTGTGCTAACTGTAGTGCTATCAACCTACCTGCTGCCAAGAAATGTATTGAGTGTGGTCAAGAGTTTGAAGGATCTAAAAAGTTTGAAGAACTACAGACTAAGAAAGAAAAAGAAGTTGCTAAGAGAACTAAGGCAGAGAGACAGGCTGTCTTGTCTGATGAGAGAGAGAAGGCAAAGCCCAGATACAAACCTGTCACTGACATCTATGCAACAGTAACCAAGTCACAAAATGGCAGTGAGTATTGTCAAGTGATCTTTACAGTTAAGAATGAATTTTTCCCTAAGAAGATGCCACTAATGTTTGGTCATCCTACTGCACACCACATGGCAGTACGTAAGTGGAAGAAGATAGCAGAGAAATGGGGATCGCCTAAGCAACCATGGATGGCTGTTGAATTAATAAACAGTGGTGCCTTTGAGAACATAGCAGAGATTGTCTTACAAAAACAAGGTAAGTATGAGAATGTTATTGGGATCAAAACAAAACAGAATGAGGAGATATTATTATGAACCAAATGATTGATAAACTAAAATTAAAAAAGAAGATAGCCAAGCACGAAGAAGAAATCGAGTGGCTAAAACAAATGCTAAAACGAAGCGAAGACAATCTATTCTGTGCTAAAGCAGAGCTTGAGGAAAAACAAAATGACAATCAATCATCTGCTTGATGAAGTAGAAACAAATGCTGAGAGACACCAAAGGTTTTATTTGGGTATCAGTGGTATCGGCAATCCGAATCAAAGGCTCCTTTGGATGCGATACCGCTGGCTCATGCCCGATGACTGGGAGCCAAGAGTCCTTAGACTACTAGACCTAGGTAATGTAATTGAAGATCATCTGATCGAAAAGCTACGTAAGATACCAAACGCAATCATCTATGACGTACAAAAGAATGGTAAGCAATATAAAACAGAAGCTCTTGGTGGTCATGTTAAAGGACACATAGACGGTATGGCTGAGAATTTACCAGGCTTAGAAGAGAATACCAAATACTTATTAGAGTTCAAGACAGCTAACGACAGTCGCTTTAAGAACCTAGAAAAGCTAGGTAGCTATTGCAACTGGTCAGAAGAGTATGACGCACAGATCCATTTGTATATGGGACTGTTTAAAATAGATCACTGCATAGCTATTGTTTATAACAAGAACAACTCAGCTCTATATACAGAGATCGTTGACTTTGATTACCTAAAGTTTGAGATGTTAATGGAGAAAGCTGAACACATACTGCTAACCAATACACCACCAGACAACTACATACCCGAGACTGACTACAGAATCCGTAGCTTTATGTCTGCTAAAGAGAGGGCCGCATACCTTGGCAGATCTTTACCAGATAAAATCCACTGTAGATCATGTCGCTTTGCTAGTGTTGATGTAAAGAAGGGGGACGCACATTGGCATTGTTTACAACATGATAAGAAGATAGACGAGGAGAGACAGACTAAGGGATGCCCAAGGCATAACTATATACCAGAGTTAATGCCAGCAACTGTTATCGAAGTAGATGATAACTTTGTTATCTATGAGAGAGATGAGTTTAGATTTATTAATGTAGCTGAAAAGAAGCAATCAAAAGAAGACAACCTTTACTCTAGTGAGGAGCTGATAGAAGTAATCAACAGTGGCTTTCCAAAAGAATTACTAGAGCAGTGTGCTTCTGCCAAGAGATTGATGAACGGTACGATCAAAAGTATCAGACCTTGGGTTGAGACAGGTACGCCCTTCTAAGCTTTAGCTTTCTTTATTACTAGAATCTCTACGCCAGGATACAGGGCTTCAACAAGTTTCTTTTTTAATCTAAACATGGGTGTCTCTATGCCCTTAGTATCTTCTATGATCTCATCGCCATTGATGTTCTTATATTTAAAGTCAGCCTTGTAAAGACATACCTTCTTCTCATTAACAAAGCATGGGAAGGGTGGGTGTATCTCTATGTCAGATATTAATCCTTGATCTTCTAGTTCTTTAAGATGATTGTATCTAGCTGCCTCAAGTTTGCTATCAAAGGTATAGCCATCGAG